CCGATATACTGATTTGTAAGAGTGTTCTCCACCGCATGAGTGGAAATCCTCTCGGGGATATACCCATTCATCTGCATGATTTGGGCTTGACCACGGGCGTTTTGGGAAACGTAAGCAAACGAGTTCCCAAGGCGAGACAAGGAGAACTGAGCACCTAGACCGTGTTGGGTAGATGTTCCTGGGATTCTCTGGAAAGGAAAGGGTACTGCACCCACATCCGTCCAGACTTCAGATGAAGCCTCACCCATTAAATACACTTCTCGATGGTCAACAATAAGAGCGACCAATTTATCTGGAGCAGCGTCTTTTAAGGCGTAACTTGTAGAACTAGAAAGAGGACTTAACAGATCAGATGCGCCCCATTCTTGTGTGCCAGGGTCGTTGTAGACGAAATAATTGTCCACAATATCAATCGTATTACCCCCACTGAATGCCCCGTCTGAAGAAGGCAAAACAGAAAAGGAAAGCGCATACATCGTCTCTGAGCCGACAGTCTGGGAAGCACTGATTGTGTATGTACCCGTTCCTCCTGTCCCCGTCCCTAAAGCAGTGATAATGACCTTAGCGGAAATCCCTGCGCCTTCAATAGTCTGACCAACGTATAAAGTCCCGCTTGTTACCGCAGAAACAGTCAACGTAGTGCCCGACATCGAGCCGGTGAAAAGACAGCCCACAGTAGCGGAATTAAGGCTCTCAGCAGCCACTGTTTGAGAGATATTGACGGTGTACGTCCCAACCCCTCCAGTACCTGTTCCAAGCGCTGTAATGACCGTTTCTGGGGTGATTCCGATACCGTAAACAGACTGACCAACAGCTAGAACACCACTAGAGACTTGCGTAACAGTCATGGTCGTGCCGCTAATGGAAGCAGTAAAAATCGCAGTAGAGGGATTACTGATCCTCCATGTGTAGCGATAAACCCCATCCACAATGTTGACGTTAATCCCGTTATCGGAAATCCCCACCCGCCCAGAGTTTGAGTTTAATAACCCAACAACCGAGGGAGTCAGGTTGGAGCTAAGAACGTAAACATATGGCCCACAGACCGCAATCATCTGCGACCCACCCGACAAAGTACGCATCCCGCGAACTTCTTGGGGATTAGAGAAAACAACTTTGGTCGTAAGCCCTGGGGTTGGATAAAGCGCAACTACCCCTCGATTACCAGCTTGCTTAAGAGGGTCAACTTCAGGAAAGAAATTGATACATTCTTGGCTTTCTTGGTAAATTGATGTTGCCTCGTAACTTGGGCCTACGAATCCGAAATCAGCCATTATTTGACATCCTTATAACGTTCGTTGCGCCAAATTTTGTGGACTGTATTTTTATGAATGCCAAATTTTGCGCCAAGTTCAATGTGAGTCATTGTCTCTCTATTGGCTCGGATAAATCTTACTTCATCGTTAGTTAATTTTGCAGTATGTTTATTGCCCAACAAACCATTACTAATTGCTTTTTTATGAGACTCGTTAAGACTTTTTCCTAGCCTTGCAAGTTTAATCTTTAACTTTGTTTCATCGGTTAATTTGACACCTTTGCGTGGACTGGGAGTGCCTTTGCGTTTTGCACTCCATTTTGCTTTTTGTTCTTCTGTATGGCTCATTGAGTAGCCAGAACAACCCTCTCCACCATCAGTCAAATTGATGAGATTTATTCCCCGCTTACGGTAAACATCAATACATTCCATCTCCGTAAGAAACGCAAGCTCCTCATCCATTCCATCTTTAACAATTTCAGGAATAAAACCGTGTTTGGAAACGTAATATTTCCAGTAACGTCCACGTTTATTTTTGTCGCAAAAACGCTTATCTTTACCTTTACCAACGTAAAAGATATTTCCTGTATCAGCAGCTCTATGTTGGTAAATGTAATACATTAAGTTACTTTATACGTTTAAATTAACGCATAAAGCCTCCTGATAAAATCCATCCAGCATCCTTCGCGCGACCAACCAGCAACGCATCCGCATATTGTGCGACCTGTTGCGGCCCCATATTTGTGCGCTTCAGGGTTGCTTTGCCTTGTGCCGCAAACTTCATAATCATTTGAATTTGGGTTCCCGAGGCTTTGCCGTACATGGGCATTAGGCGTTCGGCTAAACACCATCTCAGAGCCATTGAGTAGCCTTGGGGAAGGGTTACTGTTGAGGTCAGGTCGTATTGACTGAATATTGTGTCGGCAAACAGGTGCATTTCACCTTGGCTTGGGTTTGGCCAGACAAATAGGTTTCCTGATTCTTCACCAGGATTGAAGTAAATCGCCTTTGGCCAAGGGCCGTTTAGGGTTTTTAGACCGATCAACTCGTATTCTTGTAGGGACAAAACCGATACGGGATAGTCCAGACCGCCGTTTAGGATAGGTTGGCCGTTAGAGGTTGTGTTAATCCGGACAAAAGACGAGTTAATTCTGAGGGGTTTTTGGTAGTAAGCCGTGATATTTGTTGAGCTTACGGTTTGGTAGTTGTTCAGTAAGTAAGTCCCAACTTCGTTAACGTTACCGCCTGCGCCTGTCAAGAATTGTGTGATTTTTGTCCCTGCGGCAATTCCTGTTCCACTTAAAGTCTGTCCTTGAGCGATCGCACCCGAGGTTATTCCGGTCACCGTGAGAATGTTTCCCGCTATTGATCCGGTAAATGATGCGCCGATAAAGTTAGCTGTGGAAGGATTAGGGCCGATGGTGTACTGAGTTTGTCCTTGAATGATGGGGAAAATGATCTCAGTAAAGTTAAATACGATCTGTTCTTCGTTTGACCACTGATCGAGCATGTCGTTGAGCATGTCTAAGGCATCTGTGGCGGCATCTGGAGTTGGAGTTTCTCCAGCTTCCAAAGCGCCGATGTCTTTTAAGGCTCGGGAGATTACGTCAATTGCAGTGGTCATGTGAGTCCTTAAACCGTAAATGTCTTAGGCATCCAAGGGAGTCCCGTTTTTTGCGGTGTTTTGAGCGCGTTTAGTTGCTTTTCTAGGTTAGATTTTATGCTACTTACACCATCTACGGTAGAGGCATCTTCTATCCATTGAACGATCATTTCTTTGCTAACTTGGTCATATTGGGTTTTGATTGTTGGCGAGTCAAATACCCAATGACCCTCTGACGATACTGAATATTGATCGTCATTAAGGGTTACCGTATAACTAGCAGATGTAATCAGCCCGTCAGTTGAGGGCGCATCTGTGATGTCCCAGACGTAGTTCATGCGCTAGTCCAAGGCGTACCAGTAGCAGTCACTGGATTCTTTAGTAACGCAATTTTTTGTGCCACGGCAGCTTCAGTTGCCTCTTTACTGACCCCATTTGCCCAACACCAATTTAGAACATCTTGTTCAGATACGCTGTTATAGGGTATCGCAGGCGTAGCAGGGGCAAAGCTGCAAGTGGAATACACACTGTCGGAATAAGTGCCGTCAGTGCCAGCGCAAACCCAATGGGCGGTTGTGATGAACCCATCCGCTACCAAGTAGTCAGTTTCGGGAACAGTCCATGTGTATGTAGTCATGATATTTCCTTTAGTTAAATTGGTTGGATTTTTGCTGATTCAATTTTGCGGGAATAACCTGCAAATTCCAAGGCACATGAAGCCCGGATACGGTTTTGCCTTGCAATGGCACTATGTGGTCAACATGAAACGGAATACCAAGCATTTGAGTGCGCTTTGCAGCTATGTCGTAGGCTTGCTCAATCATCCAGTGTTCGTCCACGGTTAGCCAATTTGGTGTGCGGTTTTTCTTTGCAGCGTCTCGTCTCATCCATTTAGCATTGACTTTATCTTTGTTGGCTTGCGCCCAATCTTTCATCAAACGTTCATGCTTTCCGGGGTTTTGCTCCCGCCATGCAGCAATTGACGCATTAAACTTGTCCTTGTTGGCGCTGCGCCATTCTTGAGCTTTACTCAGTTGAGCATCTTTGCGGCGCTGAAACTTAGCTTTGCTGCGTTCAGATTCACAAACCTTGCACCAAGACGCATAGCCCGACTTGTGGGTCGAGCTTGCGTAAAAAGCCTCAAAAGGCTTTACTTCAGCGCAATGTGGGCAAGATTTCATGTTATGCCAAAGTTAAAGTAGCAGAGCGAGTTGTTCCGTCCGAGCCACGCACAGAAAACTTCAGTGTAGTGTTATTAACAATGCTGATGGTCATTGTTCCGTTGGTGGACAATGTGGCGGCAGTTGTATTTACGGTTTGAATAAAATTCCCACTGGAGTCTATACGGGCGCGTTCTACTGCACCACTACTGCGAAAAATCTGTGTGTCTGCATCAAAATAATTATTGGAGGTATTGTTGTAACCAATGATTAATTGAGCAACACCTGAGTTTGATACATACAAGCGACTGTTTACTGCGCTAGTTGTTCCAATGGCCAAATTCCCACTGGCATCCAGTGTCATTGCTTGGGTGAAGGTGATTGCGTTACCTGCTGTGCCGGAGGGGGCGTTGAACCAGATGTGCTGCCCAGAATCTTGGGTATACAAAGAAGCTGCAAAGGAGTTGCGGTAAATCTGTTGACCAGCAGAGTTCTGATAAGAGTTTTGGTACAAGCGCAAGTTTCCTGCACTGGTTGCCGTTACAGCACCACCTTGGTTTTCAAACGCCTTTAGCGCACTACCCCAAGCACTAGGAGTAACACCCAGTCCAAGGTTGCCGGAGGAGTCAATGGTAACTCTTACATCTCCAGCCGATGCGTCACTACTTAATCCTACAAAGTTAAATGCTCCAGGTGTACTCGTGTTTGCTCCATAAGAAACAAAACCCAGAGTTGTTCCGGATACATATCTCATAGCGCCAGAACTTGCTACCGCCGTAGAATCACTACCCGTTGTTCTAATTGCTCCAGAGACTTGAAGTTTGCTGCTTGGCGAACTTGTCCCAATACCCAGACCTGTGCTGGTTAGGCGCATTTGTTCGGAACCAGTAATGCTGAATAAAATTGGGTAGTTGTTGTCGTTGGTGATATTGGCAACTTGACTAGTGTTGTCCCACCCCATGTAAAATTGTCGGGTTCCAGACGAATAAGTCTCAAACTGCTTGTATCGACCAGAACCGTCAATTTTTACAACAGTCGCCGCTGCACTGTTTGACAGCCCCAAGTTTGTCCCATCAAAAGTAAGCGCAGAACCAGTAGCCAATGCACTTGTACTGGATGCATATACAACACCGTTAGCGGTGAATGAGGTTAAGCCTGTGCCGCCGTTGGTGGTTGCGAGTGTGCCTGTTACGCCTGTGGACAACGGCAGTCCTGTGCCGTTTGTCAGGGTTACTGAGGTAGGAGTACCCAAAGCAGGTGCAGTTAAAGTTAAGCCCGCAATAGTCGCTGCTGTTGCCCCAAGGGAAACCGAGGTTGAGCCAATCGTGACGCTGGAGTTG